AGCGTGGGCCAGATACAATACTTGAAATGTCAATCGGTGATGCAACAAATAAATGGAATAATAATTTAATAAATAAGACGTGGAAAAATACTTATGCAAATATAATTGTTAATGAAATGCTGTCAAGTGCCGGAATTGTTGGAGAGGTTCAACTTGGAGAATCGAAGTTATATAGAACATTTACGGCGCGATTATTCAGGACAGCAATTCAAAAGATTGTAAAAGATACTGATTCACAGTGGTATTTTAAGAACGGAATATTTAAGATTGAACCAAAAGACGCCCCCAGGGAAAGGCAAGTTTTATTTATATCGCCTGATTCTGGATTACTTGATAAGATTGAAAAGAATAAAAAGGGGTTTAAATTCAAGACTTTATTTTTTTATAAATTAAATGCGGGTGATATTTTGCAAATTGAAGATAAAAACACACCGGTTTCGACTGTGAAAATTTATAAGGGAAAAAAAGTTTTCTCGTCATTTGGTCGCGCTCATTGTATATTTGAAGCGAGGGAAATATAATGGGCGATTTTACAGAATTTATTGAAAAAGCAATTGATGAGCAAATCGGAGAAATTCAACTCGGGATGATTGGCAAGATTGAAAAGTTTGATAAATTATTGATGAGGGCAGATGTTCAACCGCTTATGAAATTAAAAGATAATGAAAATGATACGGAAGTTGAATTGCCGATATTATCTGATTTGCCGGTTTTATTTGAAAGGTCAGGCGGTTTTGTTATTCGTCCAATTTATGAGAATGGCGATCTTGTCTGGATCGGTTTTGCAACGCATGACATTGAAAATGCATTAAAAGAATATTCAAGGTTGGCATCAGAAAAGAAATTTGAATTGCAAAATGCCTGTATTATGGGCGGTATAACAAAGGATAATTTCATCAGTGACAATCCGATTTTATTTGAAAAAGACGGTTTAATTATAGGGCATGAAAAAAGCGGTATTTCTTTACGGATTACAGAGGCCGGAATATTTGTTTCAAATGGTACAACAGAATTTAATTTATTGACGCATGTACATATTACAGGGGTCGGACCATCAGGTCAGCCGACGCCGGGGTCATAATGAGCAAAGCGGGATTGATAGCAAAATTAAAGATTATATTTAAAAGCTTGTCTGGAACAGCGGACGAAAAAGCCGTTCAGATTGGCGGTGATATATATGACGAATGTGTTTCTGTATCATCTAAAATATCAGATGCTGATGGAGATACAAAAGTTGAATGTGAAAAAAATGCTGATGAGGATATAATAAGACTTACAGCTAATGGAAATGAAATTGCTGATATTATTGGATCAACAACAAGATTAAGTTTCAAAAATGGAAAGTATCTTGCTTTTGAAGATAGTGGAGGGACGTCAAGAGCGACTTTGTATTCTTCAGGAGATAATTTATTATTAACATGGTCAGCCAATGGTAATTTTTTTATTAACAATAATTATTCAAATAAAGATATTGTTTTAAGGATAAATGACGGTGGAGCAGTAAGCAAAGAAGTATTAAGAATTGTAGGAGCTGAATCGTCTGTTAAAATATCAAATATCAAATCAGGTGCAACACAAATTGCTGCCGGTGCAACTGCTGGCGAATTGTGGAAAACAAGTGGCCATGCAAGTTTGCCGGATAATGTTATAATGATAGGTGTTTAAATGGGTGTAAGAACTTTAAAAGTAGTTGACAACGATTTTGTTTTTGAGAATGACCGATTAACACAAATAACCGGGCTTGATGCCCTTGCGCAAATAATCGGGAATCGTTTAAAATTATGGTTGAATGAATGGTTTGCGGCTCTTGATAGCGGTGTTGATTGGTTTGGGCTTTTTAATCTTTCAAAAAATACACCGATAGAAAAAAGGGCTCGGATTATAATTCGTCAAGCAATTTTAGCAGATTCAAGGATTGATAAAATTGAAACCCTTGATCTTACATTTAATAATTCAAGCCGTGAATTGACAGTTGATTTTACTGCAATTGAGGACGAGGAAGAAATTACAGGGACGGTCACAGTCTCATAAACAGGGGTATATTATGGCATTTGGAATTACTGACGCGGGATTTGTTTTAAAAGCTTATGATGATATACTTGAAGAATTAAACGAGCAAGCAAAATTGCCTGAATTTTTCGGGCCTGATGTTGATTTGTCAGAATTCGGAGAGGTTGGAATATTTAATCAACTTATGTCAAAGGCTCTTTCTGATTCATGGGAAGATTTTGAGGATTTATATTTTTCGATGTTTGTTGATACTTCCGAGGGTGTTTCCCTTGATAGGGTTGTAGCTTTGGGCGGACTTTCAAGGCGTCCAGCAACAAAGGCCCTTGTCGCAATATCCGCATCAGGAACGCCAGGAACAAATGTTCCGCTTGGATTTAAAACACAGACGCCGCAGGGAATACAGTTTGAGACTATAGCAAGCGGTGTAATTGTTGCAACAGGGGTTTCAATAGAAAGCCGGGCGGTTGTTGCAGGAACCGAGGGAGTAGTTCCAGCAAATACGATTGTTGAAATAGTCAATCCGGTTGCTGGCATAACCGATGTAAATAATCCATTGCCAAGTACCGGAGGGCTTGAAATTGAAGAAGATTACGAATTAAGAAATAGATATGAAGCACAGGGTGTTTCTGGCGGCTCATCTGTTCCGGCTCTTATAAATGCGTTGTTGAATGTTGAAAATGTAATTACCGCAAATGTAAACGAAAATAACACGGATGTAACCGACGCCGAAGGATTGCCGCCTCATTCTGTACAATGTATAGTTTCAGGAAGTGCAACAGACACAGAGATTGCAGAAACTATATTCAATACAAAGGCCGCCGGAATTCAAACTTATGGTTCAAAATCAAAAATTGTACTTGATGTAAATGGCGATTCTCATTTGATAAAATGGGATGAGCCGACAGATGTTTTTATAAATGTAATTGTCAATATTACAACAAATTCTGAATGGGTTTCAAGTAATATACAGGCCGTTAAAACTGCAACAGTTGAGGCAATCGGCGGGGTTGATACTGTGAACGGAATAGCAACAGAATATCCCGGGATTGGTATTGGTGAAGATGTTCAATCATATTTGCCAGTAACAAAGTTTGATAATATTCAAGGGATTGATTCTGTTCAAGTTTTGATTGCAAAAGCACCGGCAACGCCTGTAAGTTCAACAACAATTGTAATTGCAAGCGCAGAATCGGCAAGATGTGACACAGCAAATGTAACGGTGAATCCGACATAGGGAAATTATGGCAGGAACAATTGATTATTTAAATTTAGTACCGAAAAGCATTTTAAATCAAGATCCGACTTCGAATTTTGGTAAATTATGGCGGATGTTTTCAACTCAACTTGATGAATTACTTTCCCAGGTTGAATTGGCATATTTATTATATGTAATAAATTCACAATCAGGAATAAACCTTGATCAGATTGGAAAACTTGTAAATGTTCCGAGGTTACCCGGGGAATCCGATGCCGATTACAGGGTTTCATTATTTGCAGGAATAGCGAGTCAGACATCAAGCGGATCTATTTCTGATATATTAAATGTGGTTGAATTGACAAAAGATCAGGATATTGATATTGCTTTATTGCTTGAAATATTCCCGGCAAATATTCAATTGTTTACAAATATGTCGCAATTGATATCTGATGATTTAAATGTTTTGAATTCGTCAAGAGCCGGAGGCGTTGGATTATTTGTGAATTATGCAACCGGTGTTAATGCATCGGGAACAGTAACCGGCGTCAATCAACCGTTCGTTTTTTCCGGTGATGATACGGGCCGCGGCTTTGCTGATATTGGAGTGACAGGGGTTGTCGCTTCCGGTGGCGGCGTTTTAGTAGAAATTATAACATAGAGGTAATAAAATGGCACCAACAACAAAACCAGATAAAGTCCCTGAATTTGCAATAAGCGACGTTACCGATCCGGTAACATTACAAAATAATGTTGTAGAACCTCCGGCATCGAAAAAAAATATAGGTTGGAACTGGCTTGAAAAACCGGCTCGAAATTGGATGAACTGGTTGCATAGAAAAACATATCAATGGATCGACTGGTTTAATCAATTCTTTACATCTGACGGAACTTTTAAAATAAATAAAATTCAAGAGTTTGATGCCGGAGCCGGGATAATAATAAAACAAGTAAACTGGACAAACGCCCGCCAGGTCGGTAATGACTTAAATATTGCAACGGTTGGAAATGCAGCTTTAGCAACATTGAGCGAAACCGACATTGCTTTTATTGATGATACAAACGACGATTTGCGGACATATAGATTTAGTGGAATTGTTTTTGCACAGGTTGGAAATGATTTAAATATATCCGGGGTTTCTAGCCCATCAATTACGGCTTTAAGTGATAGCAGAATTGCTTTTATTGATAGTGGTAATATTGATTTGCGTACATATGATTTTGACGGGACTGATTGGTCACAGACAGGAAATGATTTAAATATATCCGGGGCGGTTGTTCCTGTAATAACTGCTTTAACTTCAACAAGGGTTGCTTATTTTGATTCATCAAATGATGATTTAAGGGTTTACGAATTTGACGGGACTGACTGGTCACAGGTTGGAAATGATTTAAATATATCCGTATCCGGGGCGGTTGCAATAACAGCCTTAAATAGTACTGATATTGCTTTTCTTGCAACCAGTTTGTCAGATGAATTAAGATATTACAGATTTGACGGTACTGACTGGACGATGATCGGAAATGGTTTGAATGTTGGCGCCGGGGCGGCTTTTGCAATAACTTCATTAAATAGCGTTGATATTGTATTTATTGACTTTACCGCTGATAGATTACAAATTTTTAGATTTGACGGGAATGACTGGTCACAAATAGGAACAAACACACCTATTGAAACTGTTGGAGTCCCTGCAATTACAGGGATGAACGGTCAAGATATAGCCTTTATTGATGAAACAAATGACGATTTAAGGCTATATAGATTTGATTATTTCCTTTCGGAATATCCGTTTAATCCAACGAATTCGGAGTTTTAATGGATAAACTTATTTTAATACTGATATTATTTTTATCCTGCTTTCATGATTCAAACGAAATTGTGATTCGTGAAATGCATGATTATGATTTTGAAAACGATATTAAAATAAATTCAAAATATGAGGCCTTTGATTTTATAAGAAGTAATATATCATATAAAATAGAGGCTTTTGATTACTGGCAAATACCAGAAGAAACATGGACTTTAAAAACCGGCGATTGTGAAGATGTTTGTATTTTTTTCATGTATTTAATTGAAACAAAATTAAATATAAGAACAAACCTGATAATGATTTCAAACGGAATACATTATCACACAATAGTTACATGTGATAA